CGTAATCGCGTTAGCCATCTCGTACAAGCCGCTAGTAGTTGTGTTGCCGCCTACTGTACCATTAACCCAAGCAGAGCCATTGTAGACAATACCCTCACCGCTACTAGGCGTTGTAATGGTAACATCACTTAGATCATCCAGAGCAGGGGTTACATTCACCACAGCCCAAGAAGCATCAGTACCATCTGTGGTTAAATACTTACCACTGTTGCCTGTTTGATCTGGTAAAGCATCAATAGTAGTCCACTCGGTATCGTAGTCAGTAGCACTTGCTTTGGTTAAAACCTGACCAGTCGTACCGCCAACAACAACACCAGCCCCTGTTGCACCTGTCTCGCCCTGAATACCCTGAATACCTTGGATACCTTGGATACCCTGAGCACCAGTGTCTCCTGTTTCACCTTGGATACCCTGTATACCTTGGATACCTTGGATACCTTGGTCACCTTGAGGGCCTTGGTCACCTTGAGGGCCTTGAGCACCTGTATCACCAGTGTCACCTTGGATACCTTGGATGCCTTGAATACCTTGTATGCCTTGGTCACCCTGAATACCTTGGATGCCTTGATCGCCTTGCGGCCCTTGAGCACCAGTGTTTCCTGTTTCACCTTGTACCCCTTGAGGCCCTTGAGGAATAACAAAAGCTAGTGCCTGTGCTCCGGCAAGACCACTAATAGTTACTGAGGCGTTTGTTCCTACGGCTCCAGTGTTGGTAGAGTTAACAGTAAGTCTGGAAGCGTTAGAAGCGTCTACAACCGCTTGTTCTGCTTCTGTAGCGGCAGTCTCAGCACGATTTGTCAGGGCTGTTACAGCCGCAATAGAAGCATCGTTAGTAGCATCGCCACTACCTCCCGGCCCACGATAAATAGCCATGTTTTCTCCTTGTTCCCTTGTTGAAAGGCTCTAACAAAAGCCCTTTAACAAGAGAAGGATTCCGAAGAACCCCTCTCTCTAGCTTAATTAAGCAGCCATTGCGATTGCAACAGCAGCCTCATCACGCAACTCTTTCACGCCGTACAGCATGTCAGAGGTGAACAATGTCGCCAGATACTCTTGCTTGTACTGAGTCTGTGAGCGTACGCCCAACTGCTCTGCCAACACAAAAGCATCCTTGTGGAACATCATACCGATACGAGCATCGCCAGTGGCAGTCTCGCAGTTGGTAGAAACGTAAACCTTCACGCCGTAGACGTTACCGATTTCACCGTTGCGGATGGTGTTGTTACCACCAACTTCACCAACGAAAGCTTGCTCAGTGAAACGAGCCAAGCCCATCATCACGTTACGAGCCACAGGAGGCAAAACCAACACACGACCATCCATAGGCACGTCAGCATCGTCCAACGTTTGGATAACCTTACGGATACCAGCGTCAGTGATTGCAGACTCGTTAGCGCCCGTGTACAGGGTAGAACCGTCACCACCGATAACAGCCTTGTCATAAGCGATAGTACCGTTACCACCTTGGGCATCACGACCCAATTGGATCAAGTCGGTATCAACTTGCTTCGCCAAAGCGTAGCCAGCGTCACCCGTGTAAAACTTACGCAGTGAAGACAAAGCTTGAACTTCGGTAATGTCTTCGATCAAGCGGCTGTACTCATAGTGCTTGTTCACCAACACCTGAACTTCGGTCTCAGTTGCGGCTTGCAAAGTGACTTGAGCTTCAGAAGCTTTAACACTAGCGTTGCCACGGGTAGGCTTAGGGATATGGAGTGTGTCGCCCTTTTTGCCCTTGAAGGACATTTTAGAGACGAGGTTCGCCATAACGAGGTTTTGCTTGTAGGCTGCGATGATTTCGTCAGACCACAATTCGGGGATAAATACAGCGGCTGTAGTGTTTGTTACACTAGGCACGTTATTAAAAGCTGCCATGATAATTCTCTTTCAAAATGATTATTTAACACGACCCTCCGAATACGCGCGCATGATTTCGTCAGCAAGTTGTTGGTATCGGTCAGGGTTAGTACGCATGAGTTCGATGATGTCGGCTCTGCGATAGGTTTTCTTACTTGCTGTCTCACCAGACCCTTTGGACGAACCAGTGGAGGCTGCTTTGACTGCTTGCTTACGCTGTACTTTCTCGACTTCTTGCGACTGGTTGACTACTTGCTTTCTTTCTTTCCAAGTAGATAACAACTCATTCGCAGCGTCAAAATCGTAGGAGCGGTCTGCTCGACTAAATAGCTCTTGCCTAACCTTACTCTTGTTAATCCATTCAGCGAAGCTACCGTCATTGACGACTTCAGTAAAATCAGGATGTGCAGTTTTTAGGTTAGCCAGCGCTTCTGCCTTCTTCATTTGTGCCGAGAGTTGTTCTGCCTCGCGCACCTTCGGATGCTTAGAAATAGCTGATGCAATAGCCTTGTCGGGATCGGTAAAGAAATCTACCTCTTCCTCGACTTCTGGGGCTTGTTGTTGTTTTGTGACGGTTTGGGCTTGTACAAAGTCATCTACAATTCGCCGAAGTTCCCCGACTTCACTCCCTTGCTTGCCGATTGCGCGTTCGGCCTCTTGGTGCATACGAACAATATCTTTAACAGACTTGCCCTTATACTTATCAGGAATGTCATCTTCTGTATTTTGTGGTTCAGGTTCCTGTTCAAGGTTATCCTGTACCTGCTCATCCTCGATAGATGAATACTCTTCGTTTTCTTGTAAAGGCTCGTCGCCTTCGTCCATAAATGTTGCCATTAAACTCTCCGTGCTAATAAGCATTGTGGAATATAACTATGTGCTTGTGCTTAGGTTAATTCTCAGCGGCACTCTTTCTTTCCTGCGCCATCTTCTCGTTTCGCTTCCTTTCCCATTGCATTGCTGCTCCGGGAAAATCTCCGGTCACGCCCTCAAGTTTGACCATAGGCTTGCTAACGATACGAATAGCAGGTTGACCACACACCTTACAATTGGTTGTTCGGAGTTCCGAATCAATGTAAGCTTCTGTGAGATGGTCATCTCCGCAGATAAACTCGTAGATACGTTTAGGCATTTACTTCCCTCTCAAAGTCCTCGTAGCTGTTTTTAATCGCTGACTCGTAAGAGAGAACTCGCTGTATCGCTTCTATTTGTCCTCTACGGAACCAGAATTGCTTCTCATCGGGGATGGTAGTAATATCCTGAAGTAGCTCCATATTGTCGGAGATGTCTTCTAGGTATTGCTTCCAGCCCTTTGAGGCAAACAAATCTAGTAATGTTTCGTAATAATCTTGTAGTTCTTTGTCCATCTCTTTATCCTTTCATAATGTGGAGAGATGTTGCAATTATACCACACTTTTAGTAATTTGTCAAGTGATTTATTGCTTATTTTCGCATTTGCATCATTGCAATACGCTCATTACTGTTAATATCTTTTTCCTTGAGCATTAAATCAGCAATCTTTGCTCGTTTCTGGAACTCAGCGTCATCAGCGTTACCAGCTTGTAAGTTGGTAGAGATAGCCGCAGCCATCTTAGCCTTAACAACCTCTGGCTCCAATTGAGCTTCGACCATATACTTCTGGGCACGAGCTTGCGCTTCCATACCTTGAGCTTGCACCAGTTGAAGTTGCGCCTGAGCCAATTCCATCTGCATTTGCATCTGTTGCTGTTGCATTTCCTGCTCTTGTGGGTTAGGCTTAGACACCTCAGCCATTTGAGCGATAATCTCTTCGCGATTGGACAAACCCATGTTGTCAATAACCGCTGTAACCAGCATTGGGTACATTGGACTATCTTGACCCAACGTCTGCAACAGTTGTACAAGTTGTGTAACCTCATACTCACGAGCGATAACACCCAGAGATGACGAAGGTACAAACTTATAATCGCTGACAGGGTAATGCTCAGGGTCAAACTGCATGTAACGCCACGCTGTCTTCTCAATCATAGGGATTAGGAAAGACTCTTGGAAGTTAATCAGGGTACGCTTGTGGCGCTTGATAATTGCACCCATCGACATGGATACAGCACCAGCAGCAGCGTCACCATTGATAGTGCCGGGGATGCCAGCAGCGTCAATAGCGCCTGTAGCCATCTGAACCATCTTCTGCAACTCACCAGCCTGAGCGAAGGTGACTTGATCGAGGTTACCAAACTTAAATGGCTGTAGGATTTCAGCAGGGTTGCCGTTAGTGAGGATTGTCTTGCCGGGACGAATCTCTAGCTTAGCCCCACGAGGCATACGAGAGGCATCCATAGCCATCATAGGGTGGACAGTGAGGGCTAGGGCATCGATACGGGCACGAAGCTCAGCATCCAAAGCCTTCTGGCTGTTATAGCCCTTCTCACAGATACCACGACCCCAGAAGCGAGAGGGTACTACGTCCCAAGGGAAAGCCACAACAGGGCGATCCTGCATCATGTAGGGGTTCTCTTCAATCTTGAGCAGTTGACCACCGTTGGCGATAACAACAATCACCTCAACGTAGCCTTCATCCTCTTCGTCTTCACCTTCTTCAGGTTTGACTTCTTTGGACAACTCATCATCCTCATCATCCTCCATAATCGCCGCATTATAGAGGTGACGTGGGATTAAACCGTAATATTTGGTTAGTCTAACTTTATCTTCGTCAAAAGAGGTAAGCTCTTTGTCTGCTTCAATGTCTGAATCAGTAGCGGCAGACTCAATATCAACATCGCGATAGATACCATTTTGGATTCCAATCTCTACTTGGTGTTTAGGAACAAACTCGTCAATCGCAACACCCAAGGCATCCTCAATAGAGGTGGCAACAGGGTCAATCAGGAAGTTCTGTGGCAGGATTGGGCGTAACTTGACAACCACCCGGTCTTCAATGTTAACACCAATCGCTTGCATCGCCCCATCCATGATAGGTTGGGTGGCTGGCTTCATCTCCTTGACTTCCTCTAGCACCAACTCGGCTACAGCAGTACCGTAGACAGCGGCGTTAAGGATACACT